TGTATTGTAGACCCAGAAGCCTTTAGAAGAACCTAAATCGTTAAAGGTTAATTGATATTGAGTCCCTAAGTAATTAACATTTCCTTGAGTAGAATGTTGATGAAAATGACCACTTAAGACCTTATCAAACTTCTTAAACAAAGACGATTCAAGACCACCACGAAACGGAACGCCGGGAATAACATAATGACCGTTGAGTTCCAAGTGACCGAGCAAAACATTTGCGTCGTTGTTTTCAACATATGAAAGAAAAGAATCCTTGTTCTCAGGAGAGATCCAAGGCAAGAACATGAATGATGTCCCGTCGAAGTTCAACACTCTTGGCTTTTCATGAATGTCAATGTTATCATAGTGACCGATCAACTCACGAACGGAGTTTACAAGATTGGTGTTCTTAAAATAGCAGTCGTGGTTGCCGGGAATGACATGAAGATTCACACCCAACTCCTCAAAGCGTTTGAAGAATCGAGTGCGAACCGTATGAAGTGTATTCATGTTGATAAACTTACGACGATCAAACACATCTCCGAGGTGAAAGACTGTTTTGATATCGTTTTCAATTAAGTATGGGAAAAATTGTTCATCGAAAAATTGAAACATGTAATCAAGAAAACCTTGATGATCGTTTCGTACTCCGAAATGCGTGTCATTTATTATCGCTATTTGCATCTTTCGTTTTCTTTTTACTCTTCTTTTTGTCTTTTCCAGAAAATTTATCTAAGTCTGATTTTGAAAGTGAAAAATACTCTTCTACTTCTTTTTCCTCTTGGTGAGCATCCTTATCAAAAAAGTTTTCCTTAAACCACTTCGAGAAAGATCCATCATCATTTTCTTCCATGAGTTTGAATTTAATATATGATTGTTTCTTTTCTCGTTCGATGCGTCTTAGAAACGCATAATATATCATCTGAGTAAAATACGCAAATGGGTTCTTTGATTTCTCTGGATCAAAGTTGTGTGCATACATCAAACAATTTTCAATGCCGTCTAAAACCATTTCTTCACGATATGGATAATTTACAAAGTTTGGTCTGTGTGACAATTTCTCTGAAATTTTCAAAAAACATTCACCAATATATTCTGTTACAGGTGGCATATCTTCACCCATGTTTTTTGCTTCGTTGACCTTTTCTTTCCAGTCGCACATTTCGTCAAAGAATTTTGCGTTGTCAACATAGTGATTTTCTTTTTTAGTCATCTGACTCTCCATTATAAATTATCTTTTCATTGTAATTAATTTTAGCAAATTTTTCAAAGTTTTCAATACTTCTTTCTTGACCAAGTGAATATTTTTTGTTAAAAGTATTTTTGCCTTGGATGACAGAATAAAACTCATTAATAGACCTATTCCAAAGAAAGGTTGAGTTTGAAAGACCTCTTCTATCCTCCATCAGCCTAATATGTTTTACACGATCATTATCGTAAAAGTGAGCGATTGGATTTGATGGGGAGGCAAAAACATCGTAGCCATGTGTGTATAATCTGATGGATAAATCATCTTGTAAGGTTTGATATATTTTTGGGTTGTTTGGAACAGTCTCAATCCTATCTCCAAAGGAAAAAATGAATCGAGTGTCAATCCAAGGAACATTAGTTACCTCTTTAGAATCAATTTTGATCCGCTTTTTTATGATTCGATAATCTATTTCCTTTTCATCAAAGCGTAAATTTTCCCAGAGAGTCAATCCATGTTGGTTAAATGTTCTTTGTTTGTTTACATCATCCCAAACGATGGCTGGTGGGTTTGATGAAATGACAGGCTTATCTGAACTTTCATCTTTTAATTTATTAAGAAGTCCTTTGTAAAAAGTATCCCAGCCATCTTTGCACATCATGTGCGAGTCTAATTCCAAAACATATTTTTCTCCATCATATTTGTTTTGAATTAAACTCCGTGCCCACGATGTTCCTTTTGATGTTTTTGCAGCGTATGTTATGACTTCAACATTTTTTGAATTTTGTGGACGAACCTCTTCGGGAGTAAGTCCAACTTGATCTAAAACAACAATCCGAATGTTGTGTGGATTTTCTGCTCTTTTTAATAATGATTTGATTGTTCTTGCGATTAACGGATCTTTAAATGATGCAATTGATATAAAAATTTTTTCACTCATCGTCTAGTAAGTCTCCTGTCATACCATCAAGATAATCTTTTACAAAAGGACTGTAATCTGTCCACTTAGATCCATCACCATCTGGAGTCCACGCATTTTCACCTGATATTTCTTCTCGGTTCTTTGTGCTATCTTCACCACCCATGATGTTTTTGAAATCTTCTTTTGACAATATGCCAACATCAATTAATTTTTTTAGTGACGCATAGGGCAATGTCAATGACATGATGAGTAGTTCTTCTTTTTCATCTAAGGTATCATTTTTTTGTCCGTCTTCATCATCCTCTTCCATGTCTAGTTTTTCGATTTCTTGTGACAAGATTTCCTCAAACTTAGACATAAAATCTTTAGGCATTTCATTTGCCAATGGATTGTCGGCTTTTTCTTTTTCGTCGTTGTAAATATCTACAATTTCTTGATTTGGTTTCAAGATTGAAACAACAAAATCATTCGGTATAAGTGTTTCAATTTGATCGCTGTATAGAAGCCAGTCTTTAAGAATTGTAAAATCCTTTTGACCACCTAACGGATCAAGTTGCATGGCAACTCGTATAGTCATAGGTCTATTTACTTTATATCCTTTTCTGGAGGAGTTAGTAATCTCAGTAATTATTTGCTCCCCACTTCTAAGTTTTAAAATTCTGTATGAGTTTGGGATCATATCTAGTTCTCCAATTTTATCTTTAAAACTTTGTGGTCAAAATTTTCATTCTTGTATATTTTTGTTCGAGATACCATGTGTTTATATGTGTGATTGGTGTAAGATTTTAATCTTAAATCGTCTGCGATGTCATACACGGTTAACTCTGTTTTCGACTCAGACTTTCTTAGCCCCCTTCCGATGGATTGTAAGACACGGACAATTGACTTCGACGGAGATGCGAATACTATATTATTTATGTTACGAATGTTTATGCCTGTGGAGCAAGTTCCATACGATGCAATAAGATTTGTGTTCGTTTCCCGCTCCATCAATTTTCTAATGTCCTCTCTTAAGGAAACATCGGTTCCACCATAAATTAAATGACAAGATTTTTCTTGTTCTGAAATGGCATTATATAATGGCTTTCCGTGCTTTTCAACATAATTGAAAAGTATTAATGTGTTCCCTTTCAGGTTCGGTACAAGGTTTGTGATAAACTGATTCCTATATGAATCTCTGACCAAAAAATCCATCTCATCTTGATACTTGCTACCTTTTATTTGTTGCTTGGATTCTTTTGGGTGATCCAATAACAGTAAGTTTATTTTGACATTACTCAGTAGATTTTTTTCGATAAGATTTTTCGTGCTGATAATTTTCTTAACGGGACCAAACAATCCTTCGATTACAAGTTTATGTGTCACGGAACCATCTAGAGTTCCCGTTGTTCCGACTCTGTATTTTGCATTCACGAGTTTAGTTAACAATCCAGTCAAAGATTTTGCCTTAAACAAATGACATTCATCTCCAATTACGGCATCAAAGTCATTAAAAAATGATTGGGGTAACTTGTAAAGACTTTGCCATGTGCTTATGACAACTCGTTTGAGAGTGTTTTTTGGTTGTCCAGAATATATTGTGTGGCAATTTCTTTTGGCATTCCACGATGATAAGTTTGAGTAATCTTCAAAATCACTCATCATCTGTGTTACCAAACCAGTGGTTGGAACAATAACTAAAATCTTTTTGTCTTCGGGAAGTCTTGAAAGATAATAGCGTATGAGAGCATAAATGATAAGAGATTTTCCGGACCCTGTTGGAGAAAGCAAGAGACATCTCCGTTTGTTAATAGCATGATGTATTGCGTCAAATTGATGCTCATGTGGCATGATCTCCTTATCACCGATAGATATAGTTAAATTTTTAAGGAACGAATAAACATCTTCAGGAGAAATTTTTTCCTCCTCTGGCTTCTCGTGTTCAACTGTATAGTTTCTTTCCTCTGCAAATTTCAACACATAGTCTGTGAGTCCAGCGTACATTTTGCCGCTGTGAATATTAAACAGTCTGATTTGACCGTCCCATATTTTGTTTTTGTATGCGGGAGTGTATTGATAATTTGGAACATAGAATGTAAAAAATTGACTTAGTTCTTTCGCTAAGCCTCTCTCACACTCTATTTTTATGTGTGCAGAATCTACATGTTGAATAACTAAATCGCTCATACACCATATTTATGGTGCAGAGTTACCCAGCAAATTCAGTCATCTTCATCCAGTCAATTGCTGAACGGATATTCCAATTTAAGTTGTTGATCGCTTTCATAACACCGTCAAGGTAACTTACCTTTTCACGAATAAGTGCAACCTTGTGTTGAAGTGTAATCACTTCGTCATCAGCGTTGATAAATCTATCAATATCTGTTTTAAGAACCGTTAAGTCAAATGGCTCCCACCCAAGTTCCTCTAACTCTTCGTGACTCATTTTACCTGTGTAGTAAAGCCACTTTCGATGACGAAGTTTGGTTAGATCCGTTTCTAGTTTTGAGAGAGTAAGTCTATCGTTCATCAGAAAGTTCAAATACTTATTGTGTATTTGTGGAATACGAATAGACTCTGAACCAAGTTCAGTTTTGTCAATCATCAAATCTTTTTTTACTTCTGCTTTGAGGTTTTCTATGTTCATGTAAAGATTATATCACAATATTCAATACTGTCAATCCACCATACTTTCGATGGAGAATGTTTCAAAATTAAACTGAACCGTTGCAATGACAGGTTCAGAGTCAGTCAGCAGAGATGAAAAATTTATTGCGGATAAAGATATAGGATATGTGTTCTTGAAATTGAATTTTAACTTTGGTGTATATGAACTATTCGTAATCAAAACACTTGCATCACTGAAGAATTGTTTTGTTTGTGTACCAGCAATTATATTTGAATCACTTTCATAGTTGTAAATCGCTGTGAGCCAATTGAAAATTTCTTGGTAGTTTTTCATATCCTCGTCCACAACAAACTGAACTGCAAGCGGCTCATGGGAATACCTACCACCTATAAATTGGTTTGGTCGTCCAAGACTATTTGGCATTTCAATCGGGGATAAATTTGTAGATGGAATAGTAACTGCTTGGCAAAAATAGGTTATTAATGATGTTCTGAATAATTGAAACTGAAAAAAGTTAGACGAAAGATAGTTATTTGTCTCTGGTGTTGATGGGTTTACAGGGTAGTCGGCCGTGGATCCCGGATCTCCCATGTAGGAGTATCTTTGTGATCTCTCGTTTTGTTGCTTTACTGAATAAGAGTTAAATTCCATATTCCCTCCAGTGTATTTATAAAAAAAAGGGGAGCCCGAAGGCTCCCCTAATTCCACTCCACTAGGAGTTTACTTATGCAGAGTTACCGTGCAAGTTCTTAACAGCGAACAGACGGTAGTATTGGTTTCCGGAGATACCAGTACCA